CACCATCCTTTCCTAGTCCGTTCAAATCATTGAAAAATTTTTTGAAGTTTGGTAGGTCTCCGGTGAGATTCTGGCTTAGTGATGAAAAAGTTCTTGATTATGGTAAAATATCAGTTCCGTATAAAGGTTCTATAACCTATTATACCACTATCCCTGGACTAGAAAGAAAACTACAAAAAGCAATAACAATCCCTGAACAAGACAGAGTATTGTATAATGAGCGTGGTACAGGTTTGTGTGGAAGCGTAGTAGTTGATGAGCAAGGGTTTTTGCAAGGAATTCATGTAGCTGGACAGGAAAAGTTGTCAACTGGGTGTGCTCGTTTGTGGAGTGAGGAACTGAAATTGGTGTTGAGTAAGTTGCTTGTTGAAGATATTTCGTTAGTTCCGTTTGAGATTAGTCAGAGAGAAGTGGATGGATCTTTTATTAAACTGGAGTCTAATATTCAGAGTTCAGTTCCATCAAAGACTAATTTTGGGCCTTCTCCTCTTTATGGTATTTTTCCGATTCATAGGTCTCCTGCAAATTTGACCCATACAGGGAGGTGTACTGTGAAAGATGTTGCTAAGAAATCATTGATGCCTTGTGAACCCGTAATTTCAGATGAGTTGTGTTATGCTAGGAAGGTTTGTGCAGGATTGTTGACAGAGTTCGATATTTTGTCAGACTTTGAGGTTGTTAAGGGAAACCAATTGTTGGCTGGATTAAATAAAGACTCTAGCAACGGTTTTGGTTGCGAAAAGGAGAAAAGTGTTTATATTGATTTTGTAAATGGTAAATTTACAGATAGTTTCGCAAATGAGTTGTCTCATTTTGAAGAAAATGTGAATGCTGGTGTAGTAGACTGGAACAAATTAATTTGGGTTGAAACTCTTAAGGATGAGTTAAGAGGAGTTGAGAAAAATGGAGAACCTCGTAGTTTTAGAGTGGGTACTATATATAACCAAGTTTTGACGAAAAAGTATTTTGGAAAGTTGGTCGAACATATAGTTGCAAATCGAGAGAAGAATCAAATAATGATAGGATGCAATCCTTTTAAAGACTGGGATGACATCTACCAAGTGTTGGTTAGCAGTGCTGGCGTGTTTGCTGGAGATGTTAAGAAATGGGATGGAAAAATGTCTCCGCAGGTTCAGAGAGAAGTTCAAGAATTGATTGTATCATTGATGCCCCAAGCATATAGAAAGATTGGCAATGTTTTGATTGAAGCAACTTTTAGGTCCTTAGTTAGTATTCAGGATGATTTGATATTAACAACTCATTCAATGGCGTCAGGTTCTTTTTTAACTGCGATTTTAAACAGTTTTGTACATAGGTTTTACACGGCG